TTTCGGCGTTGGTCGGGTCCAAATCGTCGAAATAGGGGATCGCAGCACGCCCACCGTGGAACAATTGTTTCACAGAGACCGCCATTTGATGCTTGGTCATGCCCTCAAACCGCATCGGCGCGAACGCCCAACCCGGCCAGTTGCTGGCGGTAGACTGACCATCGCCAACCGCGCGACGGTCGATTTGCGTCAAGCCACGTCGAAACAACTCGTCGTTCGCCGCCGTCATCATCCCCACGCCATACGCGTCGCCAATGGCGTAGTCCGGGTTGAAGTATTCCCACAGCCCAAGGATGTCGTGCATGACCGCTGGTTCATCGGCACCCGGGGCCCAGCTGTGGCAGTAAATCACCGTCATCCAGTTGCCCATGGTCTCGGTGATCACCAGTGCGTGGCGGCTGCTGCTCGGGTTTTCACCGTGTCCGCCGGCGTCGTAGCCCAGCCCGATCAATCCGCGGCGCTTGTAGCGTTCTCCCGGCATCGGATCGGCCAGCTGCAGGTTGGCAGTCAGCCCCACCTGCATGGCGCGGCGGATGTGTTTTTCCCACACCAGGTTGCGGCTGCTTACGTTGCGACACAGCAGCTGGCGTATGTACTCATCCGCATCGAGTTGCTCGCGCATCATCAGCATAAAACTTTCTTGCAGAATGCCGAGCTGGATGCCGAGGTACATGTCCACCGTGGGCAAGATCGTGTACTCGCCTGATTCGACCAGGCCGGTCAGCGTGTCCGCCCCTTTGAAAACGCCGGTGATGCGGATCTGCGGCTTGTTCTTTGATTCGTTGCTGGCACCCAGGCGGCGGCTGGCGCCCATCATGAGCAGGAATCGACCATAAAGCCGTTCATGCGGCATGTCGTCCACTTCCTCGAGCGATGCGGCTGTCATGTCGCCGCCGTCGATCTGGGCCATGATGCCGTAGCTGCGCGCGATTGACCGGTTCTCGAATTGATACGTAGTGTCTGCCAGCTGCGGGCGACCGCTGCGGTACCGGATGAAAGCGCTCAAGATCGGGCTACGGCGTATCGCTTCCAAGTGGTAGCCGAGGTTGACGATCGCCTGCGCCTCGCGCGGCGCAACGATGCCTATTTCTTGATCGGCATGCAGCGCGGCGTACATCAGCAAGTAAAGCTCTTTTATAGCCGTCTTGCCCGTTCGCCGACAGCTGAAGTCGATGGTGTTCTGGTGTTCATCCATCTCGATGCACTTGAGCACCTGCATCGGGTCAAGATCTACGTTGTGCACGTGTTTGTGCCACATCGCGTGGTCGCCAGCGAAGCGAAAAATCTCGCGCTCGGCAACGTTGTTGGATTGCATCCGATCGCTGCGAGACTGACGCTCAGCCATTGCCTTCGCCCGCCGCATGCTCGATCAGGATCGGATCGCGCGCGGAGTTGGCCTTCGCGTTGTTCACCAGGTCGCGCAACCCTTCCAGCGCCTTTGCCTGGCGCTGCTGGTATTCGAGTGCAGCTTCGGACTGCTGCCCGGCAGCAGCGATGAACCCTTTCACGTTCTCGGCTTCGTCCACCGCCTTCGGTGTCATGCCCAAATCCGAAAGTCCCAAATTGAGCGAGGCGATCAGATCTTTGAGCGGGCGCAGCAGTGGGTGCGCTTCGATTCGCTCGATGGTCTGTATGACATTGCCTTCTTCATCCTTGATCTGCGCCAAGTGCAGCCGCCCATCGGTGTCGAAGTGGAACTCGGGCCGCCGGATGGCACTGCTGTCGGCCAGGATCGTGCGCACGATGTCCTCCATGATCGCGGTGACGTTCGCGTGCAGCTCCGCGCGGATACCGGTCAGCAGTGTTGGGTCGCGGCTCTCGAACGCGACGTGGTGGCGCAGGTAGAGCTCCGTGCGTGAGCGGCAGGCCTTGTCGGCCCAGCTGCAGCCGTTGTTGAAGTACTCGCATGTCGAGCACTGCGCGTATGCGCCTGGCTTGGCAGGGAAATAGGTGGCTGTGCGCGCACTCAGGCCATGGGTCAGCGCGTTGAACCGCGTACGTCGGGCCTCTTCCGGCGTTGGGTGACCGCGCAAGTTCTCCCGCACCGCCGCTTTGCCCGCCTCGGTTTTTGGGCCCGTGGCGCTCGCCCACATTTTCAGCATTCGGCGCTGTTCTGCGCTTTGCCCGGACTCACTGCCGCAATCGGGGCAGCTGGCGGCGTACTGCCACGGGTGCCACTCGTCTTGAGGCGCGTCAATCACGCGTGCAGGCGCTGCGGCAAAGCGCATATCGCAGCTGCCACAGTGAAAATCTACATCGTCGAGTTGAGGGCGACGCTTGCCCATGTCGGCCTAAAGGTTGCGCGGCGACATGCTGAAGCGGCCTAACTTGCCGTTCTACGGGGCGAGCGGCGCAGCGCCAAAGTTGTCGGGCACATCAAATAAGCCCAACCGTCCCCGGATCGGCGTCGGAACCATGAAGCGTTCCACATCCTCCAGCACCCAGCACCACGGACCTTCTGCGTGATCGTGCTTGCGCAACCAGGGGAATCGTTTGCAGATCCTCGGGTGCGTTATCTCTGTCAGGAGCACGCACTCCACCAGCTGAGCGCGCCCAACCACCGCTCCAAACACCAGCGGCTCACCGTAGCAACGCACCATGTGCGCATCAGCGCAATCCATCCATGCCCGGCTGACCCCAGCGTGGATCAGCAGCGGCCCGCGGTACCGAGTTGGCCATGAGCGATTCTCGACGCGCTTTGCACCGGTGACAATCAGGTGCGCATAGGGCTGGCAAATCGTGAGGCACTTCATCGCGGCGGCGCCGGCGGCAGCAGCAGCTGTTCTTGGCGTTGCTCAAACCAATCCGGGTCTAGCTGAAACATCGTGCATGTGCCGTCCTCTTTCACAAGGCTGTCTAGTATCGATGTCGCAATTGTGTTGTTGCATGCGTCGTAGTTGTAATAGTTCTGAACCCAGGCAATGGGGCAGGCGACGTCCCCATAGCGACACTTCGCACACTGAGAATCAAAACACATGCCAGAGGTACCATTCGGGAAGTAGGCCATTGAGGGTCTCCTTTACTGTGTGGTTGCGCTTAGCTTCGATATAGAATTTCTGATCATCGTGAGGCACTTCACTTCGCACCAAGTCGCGCGTGGTCTGCCTTGGTGCTTAGCCGCATGCGTTCGATGCGATTGCGCACCTCGGCGATTGCCTCACCCGTTGATGTTCCGCGGTCCATCAGCTGGTCGGCTATTGCGATTGCAGCGTCGAGCCCATCGATGCGGCCAGCAAACCACGCGACGCAATTCGTTTTTTGCTCGGTACCGTTGTGAACGTCAGACATAGGGGCTCTCCGTAAGTTGGCAGCGTGTTCTGGAGCGTGCGACGCGATAGCTTCGGTGATTGCTGCCTTCAAGGCTGCAGGCTTTACAAAGTCCGCAAGCCGGCGATTTTTTCTTGGCCTGGCACCCGATGCGGAATGCACCATGCGATTGCTCGCGACCTCGGCCAGAAACTCGACCGCTTCCACCGGTACGCGGTTGATGTGCGTCACGTTGCAGGGCGCAATGTCATTCGTAACGCCGCGATATCCGCCCAGACGCACCGTCGTCGACGTCGCTCGCCCCGACAGCCATGGGCCATCCAAGCCAACGAATGTGTGCTCCTCAATGCAACCCATGCAGCGCTTATGCGTAAGCAGGTCGCCTTTTTTTACCGTGCGCTGAACGATGGCAACGTGCGCCACGCGAGCGAGGTCAAGTTGATTGTTAATCATTGGTGGTTGCCCTCTCTGTTGGTTGCGCACCCGCCTTGGCTCTAGGATTTCTCCCAGCCGCGGTCTGCGAAAAATCGGAAAATGGCATCCCGTGATTGCTGATCAATGCATCGGAACATGCCCGGTTCAGCCATAAGACTTCGGTGCGGGCCTTGCCCTTTTCGGCAAAGTGCTTACGCTCAACCCGCTCCCAGCCAGCGTATAGCTCGCGGTCGTAGAGCGGGCAGGGGTAGCCGGACAGCGCCACCATCCCGGTCAGTGCGTGCAGGGTTTCGGCAAGGCGGTGATGATCGGCGTCGTTCATCTCGTGCCGGTAGCCGTGCGTGCCGCTCTTGCGCTTGGTGATCGCGCTGCGTGTGGCGTGGACATAGGGCGGATCCACGTAGTGCAACGTGTTCGGCCCGTCGAACTGCTGCATCACTTGGCACCCGTCGCGGTTTTCTATCACCACGCGCTGCAGCCGCGCGGTGAAAGCGGGGATCGCATCCGAGAAGGTTGCCCACTCGGCCGAAGGAAAGCTGCGGTTGCTCGGGCGCTTGCTGCGAAACCCGCTGCGGCACGTACGCGTCACAGAGTCGGAGCCGTGCCCGAAAAACGAGCGCACGATGGTCTTGTGCACCGCTTCCAGATCGTCCATCGACGGCGTATAGCTCCACTCGAACTCAGCGCGGACGTAAGGCGTGAACGCGAGCCGGCGTTGCAGCTCGGCCGCGGCCGACGACTCGCGCAGAATCCGGAACACGCGCACGATGTCGCCATCCAGATCGTTGTACACCTCGCCCAGCGAGCGGGCCTTAAGCATCAGCACGCTGGCCGCTCCACCGTATGGCTCGACGTAGAACTGGTGCGGCGGGAAGAACCGCAACACCCATGGCGCCAGGCGAAACTTGCCGCCCTGACCGCTCGCAACCTGTCGAATGTGCCCACGAACGCGATCAACGGCGGCGTGCGTACCGTGGTCGACGCGATTGGCGTGACTGTCGAAGATGAAACGTGGTTCGTAGATCGCTTCCAGGTGCGGCACCAGCCAGTGATGCACCACCCGGTCACCGAAGTCGGGGGCGTGTATTTTGCGCGCCTTCGGCCTGCATGCAACGAAACAGTTGGTTGGAGACGGCGACCAAGTTCCGGTGTTGAGCCGTTCCTGGATAGTGAAGAGGCGATCCGGCCAGTGCGCTTCGAACGCGAGCTGGTTGGCGCTCGCGACCTTATTGCGCCTGGCACGGCGCAACGCCTTGTAGAGCGCTCCGAAGCTGACCACACCCTGACACTCACCGACCGGCGACGGACCCGACCACGACCGGACCGCACGCACGCGCGCGCTGTTGTCGATGTGGTTGTTGTTGACGTTGCCGTTGTTGAAGTCGACGCACCAGCGCACCGAGGCAGACCAGGCGGCCTGCAACGACGCTTCCTCGCATTCTTGAGACCCGTCCGAACATCTTTGTAGGTAGCGCGGCTTCGTCATAAATTGGCCTCCGAAGAGGCGATGCGAGTACTCAGTATCTGGGCACGCTCCGAACCGCCGTGGCGGTGCGGATTCTGGCCCTTGGGGTGTTTCATCAGTTCACGGTGCCACCCGCCAGCCTGCCGTCCAAGATCGATCGCAATCCGCATAATCATCTCGAACTGGCGCAAACCGGCGAACGCCTGCAGGCGCTGCCCGATCTGCATGGAGAGCTTGAGCTTGTCAACCTGCCACCGCAGCTTGGCTACCCACTTCGAGACGCGCTCTTGGTCACGCCAGGCGCGATGCGCGAGCGTGGCGGCCTTCGTCGCCAACTCGCGTAATTCTGCACCAATCGCATACTTGTGGAATCGCGCGAAGCCGCGAACAGCTTGCTCAATTTCGAGCATCAGCCGTTCGGCCGTCTTCACTATCGGGGGCAGTGCAAAGCTCATGCTGCGATCACCATGCAAAAGCGCAAATTACTGACCGACCGGCGACGGACCCGACCACGACCGGACCGCACGCACGCGCGCGCTGTTGACGATGCGGTGGTAGCAGACGTGGCCGTTGAAGAAGTCGACGCACCAGCGCACCGAGGCAGACCAGGCGGCCTGCCTAGATGTCCAGTACCAGGTGCTCTTCACATCATCGAGTGCGGGATCGGCTGCGGGGTTGTAACGCGAGCGGTCAATGCGTCGGCTCAGCTCGATGTCGTCGGGCTGGCGCCAGTCGTCGAATCCGCCGGCGCGGAGTTTCTTCACTACCTGGGCGGCTTTATTCGCCGAAACTTCATCAGGGTCTGCGTCTTTGAACAGCCACAGCAAATTGGCCGATGTTTCGTGAGTGAAGACGTGCGGATGTCCGGTTTCGGAAACGGGCCGAAGATTCGCGTCCAACTGGATATCAGTGTTCATGTGGATTCCTTT